GTAATGAAATAACTTCAAAAGAATTTCAAGATGCTATGCGTAAAATAACAGAAGCTGAAAATATGATTATGCCAAAACGAAAACCTAAAAAAGCTATGGGTGGTATGATGAGTATGCCTATGGGTGATATGAAAAAAAACAAAGCTGGTGTTATGGAGAGAGACTACAGAGATAAAGGTGGCTTTGTACCTGTTGGTATAAAAGAAAAGGCAGATGACGTTCCAGCAATGTTATCTAAGAATGAATTTGTGATGACTGCTGATGCTGTTCGAGGAGCAGGCAACGGTAGCATTGAAAAAGGAGCACAAAGAATGTATGATACAATGAAACAACTGGAAGGAAAAATGGCATAATGGCTGAAACAGTACAACGAACATTACCCGCACAATTTATAGAAGATCTAGGTCGAGACTATGGAAAACAGTTAGCTGCTTTAACGCAACTACCTATTGATACAAGTCAATTTGCACCACAAGTTGCAGCGCAAGACGCATTACAAACTGCAGCTTATCAACAAGCAACTGATGCAACAAAAGGACTAGGTGCTTACGAACCTTTTATTACTAAAGCTACAACTGCTGCAGATGCAGCACAAGCGTTAACAGGTACAGGAGCAGGCACAGGAGTTGGATCAATATCAACTTACATGTCGCCTTATCAAACAGATGTTATCGACACAGCACTTACAGAATTTGACAGACAAGCACAAGCTCAAAAAGCAGTGCAAGCACAACAAGCATTAGGTATACCTGGTGCATTTGGTGGTGGTAGAGAAGGTGTGCTACAAGCCGAGTATGCAGCATCAAGCGACAGGAATCGAGCGGCTTTACAAGCAGGGTTATTAGAGCAAGGATTTCAACAAGCACAAAGAGCAAGACAACAAGATTTTGCAAATCAACTTAGTGTTGCTGGTCAGCAAGCTACATTGGGTGGTGGTTTACAAAATTTAGCACAACAACAAATATCAGGTCTAGGTAGACTAGGTGGTATTCAACAAGCTCAAACACAAGCTGAATTAGATGCAACAAGACAAGCAGCACAAACCGAAGCTTTCGAACCTTATCAAAGATTAGGTACATATGGTTCTGGTGTTTCATCATTAATTTCAGGATACCCAGCACAAAGCACAATAACACAAACACCACAAGCTAGTACCTTACAAACTGCACTTGGTGTAGGTACAGGACTTGCTGGTATCTATGGTGGCTTAACAGGTAAAAATCCTTTTCAAGCAATTGGTAATGTATTTGGATTTGGAAAATAAGTATGGTTAGAATTTTAAAAAGACCAATGTTTAAGAGAGGTGGCATGCCTAAAAATCAAGGCATCACTGCTGTTAGATCAGAATACATGGGTGGCGGTATGACTGGTATCATGTCAGGTATTATTCCAAGACCTGATGCAGGGATTACGCCTAGAATAGGATTACAGGATGGAACAACGTTTAGACCACCAGCAGTAATTCAACAACAAGGTTTAAAAGCACCTAATTTTTTTACAAGAAATTTAGTTAGAGCAAGAAATATACCTTATTTAGGTAGATTAGTTAATCCCCTTATAAAAGTAGGAGGAACAGGATTAGGAACTTATACTGCTGCAGCAGCAGCAGGTTATGGTTTAGGATCACTAGCAGATTATATAACAAAATCTGGAGATACTCCTGAAGCTTATGCATTAAGAAAACAAATAATGAGAGAAGATCCTTACACTTTTGATGAAACAAATTTAGAAGTAGGGGACGCCATAGCTAGAATTGAAGCAGCCGATGTAGGTGAAAAATATGGGTTTTTTCCACAAGGTGGTAAAGCACAAAGATTAAAAGACTTAGGATTAGAAGGTGAATTTGATGCAAAAACAGGGGAGCGAATTAAAAAACAAAAAATAGTAGAAAACCCACAAGAAGAAATACCTAAAAATAAAAAACAACAAGATCCTGAAAAATCTTTAATGGATATTTACGGTGAGAATAAAGGTATTATAGATAAAGTGTTAGGAAGCTCTGATGAAGACACTAAAAAATCTTTATATTTACAACTTGCTAAATTTGGAGCAGGTCTTGCTGCTCAACCAGGTGGAGACTTAGTTGGAGCAATAGGTAAAGCAGCTTTGCCAGCAATAGAAGGAACAGAACAAACTTTAGCTGATAAGAAAAAAGGCGATAGAGAAGCTAAACTAATGGCTTTATCTAAAACTTTTGAAGACATGAAACAACCTGAACAAATTAAATTAGTTAAATCCATTCAAAAAGAATTTGGTTTTGATACATTTAAAGAAGCTTATGAATATATTAGTAAACAACAAAAGAGTCCTGCTCAACAAAAAGCAGACAGTGATTTTTATAGAGAAACAGCTAAAGAAATGGGAGTAAGCACAGATGGTTTTAGAAGAGAAATGGAAGCGTTAGATGAAATGGGACTTGGAGCATATGTAGGTAACTTTACAAGACCAGATGCACTTTTACCTGAAGATATTGATGACAGAGTAAATGGAGAATATTATGTTAATACAAAAGGTAAACCCTTAAGATTTGTTGACGGAAAATTATACGGTCCTAAAGAAAAAGAATTTACTAAAAAAATAGAAACCAAAGAAGCGTAGGAGGACATCATGCCTATATCTGAAGCAGAAGCTCTTGGACCTACAGCAACAGCAAAAAAGAAAAAAGCAGACGAAACTGGTTTTATTGAATCAGCACTAGCAGGTGTTGCAACTGGAATTATAAATATACCAAAAGGATTTGTATCTTTAGGTGCAGAGTTGTTTGATTTAATTGGAGATACAGACACAGCCACTTCAGTTGAAAAATTTTTTGATGATCTTAATCCTTTTGATGATGAGGCAGAAGCAAGAACGGTTGGTCGAATTACACAAGCTTTAGCACAAATAGGTATACCTGCTTTTCAAGGAGCTAAAATAGGAATGACTTTAGCTAAAAGAGCTGTTGATGCTAGAAAAGTTGGTAATTATGCTCAGTTAAGTAGATTTGGTAAAGTAATAAACAATGTTAAAAACTCTCAACTTGCAGCAGGTATTGGTGGAGCTGCAGCTGGAGAAGCATTAGTTGCTGATGAAGATATTGGAACACTAGGTGATATGTTAAAAGGAACTTCTTTAGAACCTTTTGCAATCACTATGATGGACACAGAAACTAAAGAAGGAAGATCAGAAGCTTTTCGTAGATTATCCAATAGAGTTAAGTTTGGTGTAGATGGTTCTTTATTTAATTTAGGTATAGCTGGTGCAGCAAAAGGTATAACAGCCTTAAGAAGACCGTCAGAAATAGGACTACAAAGATACGCTGAAGGTGATTTAAAACAGTTATACGAAAAATATATTAAATTTGGTTTTACTAAATCTGGTATGTTACCAGAGGTAGCTTTTGAAAGTAAAAGATTAGGTTTAGACGCAGCAGAAGCCGTTAAATTTGAGGCAGGACAAAGAGTAGAAAGATTATTTGATGCTGTTAAAAAAGTAGTTCCTACCATAGAAAAAAGTATATTTAAAAATGAAGAAGAAGTTTTAAAACAAATACAAGATATTATGCAACCGCTTCCTGGTAAAAAAGCAGAAACTTTAAAAATAACTGATTTACCAAAATTAATAGAAGAAAAATCAGGAATAAAAAATACAGCTAGAAACACTTTAAAATTTGATGATACCTCTGGATTTAGAAAATTAGTTGGAGAAGAAGGACCTGATGGTTTTTTTAGAGTTGGTGATTATGAAATTACTACTGGTGGTAAAATGGATAATTTTTTAAAAAATATAGAAAAATCTACAAATAAAAAAACAGCTGATGAGTTTAAAAATATAATTTTAGAAATGAGAACAGGTGTTGATAATATGTCAACAAGAATTCTTAGAAAAGATTTACAAAAAGATTTATCTATAAAGTTACAAAACGAAATAGGTAATTATCTTACAGCAGATTATAGACATTTTGATCAATCTATATTTCCATTTTTTAGAACCGCAGCAGCTAATGAACAAAAAGAAACAGCACTAAATTATTTAATGAATAAAAAAATTACTGTTGAAGCAACTAAAAGAAATGTTAATCCTAGTGTTGTAAAAGCAGATGCAAAATTTATGAATGCATCTAGAAAAGAAAGCGAAGATACTATTGCAAGATATTTAACAGCTAAAAATATTGATGATTTAGATGCTATAAGAGCGGCTGAAGTGGGTAAAACAGGAGAAGTAAAAGCAGGAGAAGCTCAAAAAAATCTTGTAGGTAAAGCAAAAAATAAAGCTGACACTAGATTAGAACAAGAAATAATTAAAGTAAATCCTGAAATATTAACAAGTAAAAAATTAAATGAGTTTGAAGAAATATTATTTGGTAGAATAGTTGATCCTAAACATACTTATTTATCTAGTATAAGTAAAATGGCTAGTTTAAATCACACATTAGAATTTATGGATGACATTGGAAAACAAGGATCTAAAAAAGGACCTAATCAATATATATTTGGAGATGGTTCTGGAGAAGAAAGTGCCATTAGGGATTTATTAAAAATAGACCCCAAAATTAAAAAAATATCTCCACAACAATTAGCAGATGGAAGAGCAATTTTAAGTGATCCAAAACAATTTAAAAAAGTAGAACCTGTTTCTAAAAGTAAAAAATTACTTGGATTAAATCCATTAGAGGGTAAATATATTAGAGCGCCTATTTACGATGATTTATTTGAAACATCTCTTCAGTTTTTAAACACAAATAAAATAGGAACAGTTTATAAATATGGTGTGTTAGCACCCAAAGCTATTTCTCAAGTGACAAAAACTATATTATCTCCTGTTACACACGCAAGAAACTTAATTAGTGCAGGAGCTTTTGCAGCAGCAAATGGTGCCATAGTACCTACAGGTGGAGACTTTAAAGCGCTTCTTCCCAAATCATTAGGTGGAGATGTTTTTAAGACAGCAGGAACAGGACAAGGTTTGTTAGAAACAGCTAAAAGATTAACTTATGGTAGGATTAGAGGCACGTTAGATAAAGCAGATATAGATTTATATCAAAGATTGTTAAGGGCAGGAGTTGTACAAACACAATTGCAAGCGGGTGAATTAAAAAGATTAGGTTTAGATTTTTATAAAAAAGCTTTTGTAGATCCTGCTAAGACAGAAACAAAAACTTTTAGGGGTTTATTAGAAGGATTTAAAAAAGGAAAAAGAGTATACAGCAAAATACAAGATGCTTACGTAGCTGAGGATGATTTTTGGAAAACAATTACATGGGGATTAGAGCGTAATCGTTATGATGGAATATTTAAAGGTAAAGGAATTAATGCATCAAACTTTCAAGAAGCTTTAAAAGGAGGTAAAGGTTTTGAAGACATATCTAAGTTTATACAAGATGGTATAAAAAGAAATTATGATGCTGCAACTAAAACATATAAAGGAACTTACGATCAATTTTTAGATGAGTTTGCTGCAAATCTATCTCGTAATTTAGTTCCAAATTATTCTTACGTTGGAAGAACAGGCCAAGCATTAAGACTTTCTCCCTTTGGAAACTTTATAGCATTTCCATTAGAGATACTAAGAACAGGTTCTAATATTATAGAACAAGCAATAAAAGAAAGAGCTAGTGGTATACCTGAAATTGTTAAGCTAGGTAATAAAAGATTATTAAGTTTTGGTATAACAGTGGGCGGCATTCCAAAAATAGCTCAAGAAACATTTAAAGCTATGCACGATGTTAGCGAAGAAGAAATGGAAGCTTTAAGAAGAGTAGTTCCTGAGTGGTCTAAAAACTCTACATTATTACCAATGGGTAGAGATAAAAATGGTTATTTAAAATATGTAGACTTTAGTTATTCAAACGCATACGATACTTTAATTAGACCTTTTAACACTGTTGTTAATGCAATAGCAGATGGTAAAAATGATGAAACTTCTTTAAAAGCTTCATTGGGAGCAGGACTTCAAGAATCAACAGTTGAATTGTTAAAACCTTTTACTGAAGAATCTATTTTTACAGAAGCACTAGTTGATTCTACTATTAGACAAGGTATTGGTAAAGATGGAAGAAGAGTTTGGTCTGATGCTGATGATCCTTTTATTAAAGTGGTTAAAGGTATTGGTCATGTATCTAAATCATTTGAACCAGGTTCATACAGACAATTAGTAAGAATAGGTAATAGTTTGTTAGGAAAAACAGATCCTAAATATGGAAAAGAATACGATTTATTTGATGAGTTACCAGGTTTAGCTGGTTTTGGAATAAAACAATCTGATCCTGAAAGATCTTTAATTTATAAAACTTCTGCTTTTACTTCTGATTTAAAGAAAAGTGAAAACTTATTTACATCTCCTTTGCTTAGAGGTGGTAGAGTATCACCAGAAGATATTATAAATGGTTATCAATACTCTGAAAGAAGAAGATTTCAAAACTTAAAACAAATGGCTAAAAATATAGATGCTATGAGAAAACTTGGTATGCCTGATTATAAAATTAGAAAAGAATTAGAAAAAAGAAAAGGTGTTTCTAAACAAACTGTTTCTAATTTGATGTTAGGAGTATACACACCAAAAAGACCTAGTGATTTTTTTGTTTCAAGAATGTCTGAAATAAACAATGATTTAAACAGAAAAGAAAAAAGAAGCGTGCCTAATCCTTACATAAAAGCATTGCCTACTCTTAATGGAATTATTAATAAAAATAGAAGAATAGATTTAATAGATGGTAATTTAAGTATGGCTGATTTAGAGTTTCAAAGATCTGTGGCAGCTCCATCAGTTCCTTTTCAAACAAATTTAAACACCCCTGTTTTAAATTCAGATGTGTTTAAAAATCAACAATCTGGAACTAATTATAATAATTTAACTAGTCTAGAAAAAGATAGACTATTATTTAATAACAGGTAATATAAGCTATGGCAGAAGAAACAATAAATAAACCACCTTTAACAGCTAGACAAGTAGCAGCGGCAAACCCTGAGCTAGATAAACTTAGACAGATTGCTTTTGGTGTTAATTATTTAGATGACCTTGATGCTAATAGAGGCACAGCTAGATTCTATTCTGGTTTTGGCATGCAACCAGATTACTTAAATACAGCAGCAGGTACAGAACAAGCAGTGGCAGAAGCAGTAGCAGCAGAAGCTGAAGCAGCAGCAGCGCCTGTGATTGAAACAAGTAGTCAGGATCAGGGGACAGGGGACTCAACAGATAATACACGATTTGAACAAAATTTAATTAATCAAGGAGCTGGAGTACAAATAGCACCAGGTCAACCTGTTGTAGCACCAGGTGAGGTACCAGTCACACAACAAGAAATGGATGAATTTAATTTTCCAGCGTTAACTCAAGATAGTACAGCAGAAGAAATATCTAGAGACTTAGCGAATCAACAAGCAGCTTTACCTTCAGATCAAAATATTATGGATGAAGTTGCATTAACAGGAGAGAACACAGGGATATTAAGCACTTTGTTAGATGCAGGTTCAGCAATTATTAATCCTGTTGGAACTCTTGTAAAAAAAGGATTAGATGCTATTCCAGAAAGTCAATCACGAATAGAATATGAATCATACAACCCTGCACAACAACAAGCAATTGACACGGCTTATGGAACAGGTGGAGTTATGGAAGGATATAATAAAGTATCTGCTTTGGGTGAAGGAGCTTTAGCAACAGTTAATGAAAGAATAGCTAACAGGGAAGCTAATGTATCAGACCCTGTTAATGATAAAACATTACAAGAATTAAAAACATTAAGAGATACACTTGATCCTCAACCCGTTACATACATTCAAGATCCAGATACAGGTGATGCTAAAATAGCTGAAAGAATAGCTGCTGAAGAAAGAGCCGCAAACGCACCTGATGCTTATACAATTTTAGGAGAAGAGGAAGATACAAAACAAGGTGTAGGACCAAAATATTCTGATGAATTAGATTTTAGAGGTGACTACTTAGGCACCTATGGAAGCCCAGTGCAATATGATGAACTTGACGATATAGAAAGTCAGGCAACAGCACTCGAAGAGGCTTTAGGAGTATCTCCTACTACATATGAAACACCTGCACCTACATATAGTTATGAAGGAAGTGATGAACAAGATAGAGACCAAGAAACAGCATCTAGAGAATCAGCAGCTGCACAAGAAGCAGCTAACAGAGATGCAGCTAGAGGTGGCGGTGGTGACTCTGGAGGAGGCGGCGGTAAAATTGTTTGCACGATGATGAATGAAACCTATGGCTTTGGTTCTTTTAGAAATAAAATATGGTTAAGACAATCAAAAGACTTAGCACCTGAATATCAAAAAGGTTATCATAAAATATTCTTACCACTTGTAAAACTTTCTAAAACAAATAAGATTGTTAGAAAAATTTTAGAACACATAGCTGTTCACAGAACTATAGACATTAGACAAGAAACTAGAGGTAAAACTCACATATTAGGTAGAGTATATAGAAAAGTATTAGAGCCCATTTGTTATTTGGTAGGTAAGTATGCCAAAAGATAACGCTTTACAAAAAATAGAGTCACACGAAAAACTTTGCAGAATAATGCAAAAGCAGACTCACGACAAAATAAAATCATTAGAGCAACAGATCACTAGAGTTGAGAGAATACTTTTAGTATCTATGGGTGCTGTTATGTCAGGTATGGCTGGTGTTATTTTAGTTCTACTACAAAAATTATAACGCTCATACAATAGTCCTACTTTTTCCTATATTAATCTTCTCTATCGTCGTGCCAACGTTCATTTATTTTACTAGCCATCCAACAAGCTATTGGAATACATAATATAAACGTTATTTCTGCAGCTCTTAAAATACTAACATCCCATAGTTTGTAAACAATATGATGAATTAAAATAGGAGCAAAAGCACCTAGACATAATAATATTGCCATTCTTATATAATAAGGATATCTCATATCCACTCCTTTAATTCTTCACCCATAACTTGTGTAGCTATGTTAATTTTTTTACGTAAAGCTTTTACTATTCTCTCATCAACAGTATCTTCTGCAATAATATCAATATAAGTCATAGCTCTTTTTTGACCAATACGATCAATTCTAGCTTCAGACTGTTGTCTTTTCTCAAGGTCATAACCATTAGAATAATATATCATTGTACTAGCTTCTGTAAGTGTAATACCATAACCACCTGTTTGTGGTGTGCCTACAATAAACCTTACAGGACTTTCAGGGTCTTGAATAGACTTAATTGCTTTCTGTCTATCCTCAACGCTAGTATCACCGTAATAAGTTACAATGGAGTTATCACCATACTCTTTTGATACATGTTTTACTATTGTTGCTATATCGTTCCTCCAATGTGCCCATATTACCACCTTACCGTGTATCTCATCTAACATGTCCATAAGTTCATCAATACGATTATTTTTAATTTCTTGAACGCTACCATCATCAGCTTTGAAATGACCACAGGTAATCTGTTGTAGACGCATAAGTTGTGTCATAGTTGTGGCTGTTGTTGTCATCTTATCATTCATAACGGCTAAAGCCATTTGTTTCATTTGATTATAAAGTTTTTCTTGTTCACCAGATAATTGTATGACACGTTTCATAAACGTTTTCTTAGGTAAATCTAAACAATCATCTTTTAATACTCTGTATGAAAAGTCTTTTAGTTTGTCAGATAGCTCTGGTATATTTCTATAGCCCACTACAATTTGTACCGATCTACCACCAAAATTAGCTGATCGCATTACAGCATATCTTGTTCTAAAACTATAGTAAGATGCATGGTTTAATAACCAAGGACTTAAAAATTCACATTGTGTATATAAGTCTAATGGTGATTTAGTTACAGGTGAACCTGTGAGTATTCTTCTGTACTTAGCTGATTCACCTAGTTTAATAACAGACTTAGTTCTTTTAGCTTGAGGGTTTTTAATAGTGGTAGACTCATCAATAGCCATTAAAGTTTCATGACAAGATAAAAATTTATTAACAAAGTCCACACCTTTTTTAGTTGATAAGGCTTCTACATTTACAATCAGTACGTGTAATTCATGAGTTGTTTTAAATAATTTAGATAATTCTTTTTGTTGTTTTTTATTAATATTTGATTGCCACAATACTGACACATAATCGACATGATCTGCCATATGTATTGGAATCTCTGATTCATGCCAGTTTTTATACACGCCTTTTGGTGCCACAATTACAGCGCCGTTAATTTTACCAGCATCATAAAGCATTGATATATTATCAATTAATACTTTAGATTTACCTGTACCCATCTCCATAAAATAAGCAAAACATTCTTTATTCCAAGACATTTCTAATGCTTTTAACTGATGTGCATAAGGCTTTGTTTTAAACTTGTAGTTCATATTTTTATTTCTTAACTTTCTATTGACTTCCATAACACAAAGTCTATATTGTTGTCAATGTTAGAAAGCATAAATTATAAGAGTATCAAAGAAACTCCGTCTACTGTATATGTCATACAAGAAATTGCAGGCACAAGAGAAGGTAGACCAAAAATAAATATTATGGGTGCATCACAATATGGTTCATTCAAATTTTTATTACCAGAGTTATCTCAAATAATTTTTTCTCCTGGTCCATTAATTATGAAATTAAGGCGAGGGTTAAAAGATTATAGATCCAATGATTATTTATTGCTTACTGGCGACCCTGCAATAATAGGTGTTGCATGTTCTATTGCGTCTGATATTACGAATGGAAAATACAACGTATTAAAGTGGGATAAACAAGAAAGAAGATACTATCCAATAACAATAAACTTATATGAAAGAGGAGAAATAAATGAGTGATAACTTACAAAAGATGTTCATTGAGGATGCCCCTCAAGATGTGGACAATCTAAAAGGTGTAGAAAATTTATCTACTCTTGTCTTACAGTTACAGAAACTAGAAGACGAGATTAAAGATCAAGAAGGTAAATTAAAATCTACAAAAGAAAAAGCAGATAAACTTTCACAGGTTGCTATCCCTGAAATAATGGAAGCTTTAAAAATGAAAACTATGAAGTTAGCTGATGGATCTGCAATTGAAATTAAAGAGATATATAGCGCAACTATTCCTACTGATAAAAAGGAAGGCGCTTATAACTGGCTTCGAGAGAACGGCTTGGGTGATCTTATTAAAAATGAGATTACTGTTTCCTTTGGTCGTGGCGAAGACAACAAGGCGAGCGAATATGCCAACCTTGCAAAAGGGAATGGGTTCGAACCAACTCAAAAGTTGAAAGTCGAACCTATGACCCTTAAAGCATTGTTTAGA